CCTTCCGGCCCGGCGGCCGAGCCGCAATATGATCATGGTGAAGCGGTCTGACTTCGAAGAGTTTTACAGCAGCCTTCATGATGGCAATAACGGAGGAGGAGAGAACAATGGAATCAACAGCGGTACAGCCAGCGCAGCAGGTGCTTAACACATTCGCCTATGCTACATTTTCGCTGCGGGAGCAGTGTAAGCGCTTCAGCGTGAGCTATAGCACCATCAGTAAGCTGCTGGCGGCAAATCGCAGCCTGAACAAATACAGCTACAATCCGGGGCGGGGCAAGAAGAATGTTTTTCGGCGCTACACTGATGACCAGTTTCGCGATCTGCTGAAGGCCATCAACCGCAGGTGCGCGGCGTGAATGTGTTGACGGCCATATTCATACTAGCATACTACGTGTTGTTCGCCACACTGGCTGTGTTCTGCCCATTGATGTTGTTTATGGGGCTCACTATAACAGTGATAGGATTTATATGCCATCCGTGAAGAAACACCGATATTGGAAGTATATTTATCCCGCTGGCCATCGTCTGGCGGGTAAAGGCGAGCAGAGCATTTATTGCATGCCGCTGCGGTCTGATCATGCCGGCCGGCCGCGCATGGTTGTCGTGCACAAAAGGAAATGGCGGTTCATCGATTTTGAAGGTAGGCCGATCTACGATATCCGCATAGCCGTCAAGGTCCGCGATCTGCTGCGGGTTGAATCATTGCAGAAGAAGGTGGGTATCGTTCCTGACCGGTGGCAGAAGAGCTATTTCAAAGAGGCGATCGATTCACTCACCGATGGCAAAGGATCCCCGCTCACGGCCATAGGAAAAACAGGTGACGGGATCATCAAATACACCAGCAGTGACAGGGGGATTGAAGCTGAATTGCGCCTGCCGTCGCTGATCAGATATCTTGGCGATTACCGGCTTTCCGATATCGATATGGCAATCCTGTCTGACTTCATTGCGCACCGGCATGAGGACGGGAAAAGCAACAACACTATCCGGCGCGACCTTTGCACGTTGTCGGTGGTCTACGATTACTTCGTGCGCAGGAGGATGGTTGAGCCATCACGACACGTGCGGAAGATCATTGCTGAGGCGGGGATCATGCCGGCACCCAGCAAACCCACCCAGGTGGACAGCCGGCGGGTGCTGAGCAAGGTCCAGCTGGCGGCGTATCGGCTGGCCGCATTCGAGGTGTACAAAACGGCTGACCGCCGGGCGATCACCCACAATATCGCGGCGGACACTGGCCAGCGGCCCACCGAAATACTCCGCGCGCGCCGGGAAAACCTGCGGCTGGATGCCGGGCACCTGCTGATATCACCCAATACCGGCATGACCAAGAACCAGAAAAGTGATGCGTTCACCAACATGCGCCGGGTGTGGCTGTCTGATGACGCGGTGGCGCTGATCCGCGATTACGTGGCCGCGGTGGATAGCGACATGCTCATCGCGGAGACCGACAGGATAAACAACGACCAGTTGAAGCAGATCCACTGGAAGATATGCCGGCTGGCGGCAACCATGGTCCCGGCGCCGCGGTTCACGGAGAAGGCGCTGCGGCACACCAGGGGGACCCTGTTTTTCGAGCAGGAGCCGCCGGCGGGGGTATCGATGGGTGATTACCTGCTGGCCGTGGCGGACCACATGGGGCACAGCAAAAGCATCCTGCTGGATCGGTATGTGCACCGGACCAAGGCGATCGACCTGTACGGCAGGACATACAAAATAACTGAGGCTGATCAGCAGCAGCCGTGCGCAAACCCGGATGAAGTGCGGGAAAAGGTGATGAAGCTGCAGCAACTCGGCGCGCCAGCCGGCAGCGTGAGCGTTATTTTGCATTGGCTTGACGAGCCGAAGAAAAAATAGTTTTTCCGCGTTTTGCCTGCGCACGGTGAACAACTGGTAGACAAAGCAGTTTTCACACTGACATTTGACCGGCAAGAAACCAAATCGAATCTCCATCGACAAAAGCAGTTTTCAGCCAAGCAAAATCAACTGGGAGAAATTATAGTCGGCCTAATCCTGTTGTTGTTGGCGCGAAAACTGATGTTTATGGCATCATATTTTGAATGTGGGTAGACAAACGTTTACAAAAACCTATTGCAGACAGCACAATACCAATATTATAGCGGATATAGCGAACCATGTATTTACTGAAAATCCTGGTGTCCCCAGTTCAATCCTGGGTCTCGGCACCATTTTTGTATACGTAATCCAATGAGTTGCGACGACAACCGCCAACAATATTAACGATGATGTTTTTCCTCATTTGTCCTCATTTTGCCTAATATTTCCCAAAATCGATAGACAAAAGATGAACAAAACGGGCATGGTGTGCCCTGCAGTGCCCTGTAGTGTCGTCTTGTGCCTTTTTGTGCCATTTTGTGCCTTCATGTGCCAGTGTGCCTAAAAATCTGTGGTATCACAATGACAATGAGAAAGACCGCTCCGCAATATACGGGGCAATGCACTGAATTGGTTGGCACTGTTGAACTGTTGAATTTACACAGATGGGGCTATCATTAAGGAGACCACATGCGTTATGCCGCGGTAATTATTTGCCTCGCAATTACGCTGCTTGCTGTCGGGTGCGAGCATGAATCGCAGTTGCTCCCGCCGGCAGGAGATTGCATCTATTGTCCGGAATGTCGTACCAACCTGTTTCTGCGGCTCTGGGGCACCAGCCGCACGTCATTCAGCAAAACGGAATATATCCCCCTGGTGTTCGATATTGACATTCCGCTGATCATGCGCGAATTCAACTGCCCCGTGTGCGGCGAGCAGTTTGTTGACCGTGACGAAAACGGGAAAGTGGTGAAGATCTATTATCACCGGTACCAAGTTGATGGTCGTGATTGGGGCTATGACGGATGAGTGAATATTTCATCTGTTTCGTCGTCGGCGGTTTGATGATCGGTGGTGCTTATTGTTTTGGGATAATCATGGGTTTCAACATGGGGAAAAACGGCGTGGCGAAAATCCCGCTGCCGTCAATACCGAAGAAACGAAAACTTGGCAACCTGACGGAAGTCGAGCTTGATGTGCGTGAGCATCAGCAGCAAGTCGAACGGGCCCGCGACATGATCGGCAAGAGGCGGGTGCTCTGATGACGAAGAAGAAGGAAATCCGCAAACCAATTATCCGGGTGAAAAATCCGGAGAAAAGCAAGAAACCGCAGGAAGGGCACACCATGAGCCGCGCTGAAGCATTCAAGGCGCGGATCTCCAAATCCATAATTGACCTGTACGTGCAGGGGCACTCGTATCGTCAGATTGAAGTGGAACTCAAATACCAGGTGAGCTTTGCTGAGGTAGGACGGATTGTGCGTGAGTGGTATGGCGAAATCCAGACCGCCACCGCTCAAACAATCGAGGAAGCCCGCCAGTATGAGATTGAGTGCCTCATGGCGGATCGCGTCAGGTTGGCCAAGATGATCCAGCTTGGCCACATCGATTCGATTGAGTTGGATCTGGCCATACTTCGCCGGATCACCGCCCTCCGTGGCGCCGACGTTGCGTCGAAAATTGCGGCCACCGATTTTAACGGCCGCCCGCTGGCCGGCGAAAGCGATGAGGAATTGCTGGCAAAAGCACAAAAATTACTGGCAGGCGAAAATGGGATTGGCTTTAAGCCTTCCGCGCGAGCCTAAGGCCCGGGAGCAGTTCCTCGAGGTAATGAGGGAGCTTGAGTTGCGCGCGGCCATGCGGTTCTGGTGGTCTGACAAGCAGCAGTTGTGCATCGATGAAATTGAGCGGATCAGGCGCGAGCAAAACTGCACGCCGATCATGCTCTACGGCGGCGCCATGGGTGGCGGGAAAAGCCATTTCGGATGCCAGTATTCTGTCGACACCTGCGAGAATCACCCGGGTATTCGTGGGTACATGTTCCGCAAAGAATCCGTCACCTTCAAGAAAACAACCCTTTTCACGCTGCGCGACGATGCCGATGGCGTTCGCATTCTTGACCGGCCGGGTTGGGATGAGCGCGAAAGCAAACAATATTTCATCCACAAAAACGGGTCGCGCATCGATTACGGCGGCCTGGGCGACAATAAGGACAGGGAGAAAGTGAAGTCGATGAATATTGACTTCGCCTTCGGGGATGAAGTGTCGGAAGTGGAAAAACTGTCGGCCATGCTTGTTGAGAGCCGGGTTGGCCGTAACCCGAATTTCCTGCCGTTCAGCTTTGTGCTGTACACCAGCAACCCGGAACAATGCTGGCTGAACGACGATTTCATTCTGCAGACGCTGCCCGGCCACGGGTATGTCCAGGCGCTTCCAACCGATAACCCATGGCTGGCGGCGGGGTACATCGAGCATCTGCAAAAAGTGTTTGCGCACGATCCGGCCATGCTCAAGGCGTATATGGAGGGTATTTGGGGCGTTATTGGCATGGCGAACAGCATGTACTCGGCCCAAGACGTGGCAAACGCCATGACCCGGATCATCATACCCGCTGATAGCGCTGAAGAGTATTGGGGTGTTGATGTTGCGCGGTATGGTGATGATGAAACCGTGCTGACGAGCGTCTGCGATTACCGGTCACGGATCGAAGACGTGTGGAAAAAAGAAGGTGTGGACGTGACCAGCGAACGGATAATGGCAAGATACAAGGCTGCCAGTCGGAAACCCCGCATGATCGGGATCGATGATGACGGGGTTGGCGGTGGCGTGACCGATATCCTGAGCAGAGCCAAACTGCCCGTGATGGGTATCAAGTCCGGTGAGACGCAGGGCGTCCCTGATAAGTTCAAAAACCGCAAGACGATGATCAAATTCCGTCTGAAAATGATGCTGGAACGCAACCGTCCCGCCCTACCGGATGATCTCAAGCTCCGGACCGACCTTACCTCACAGAAGTTCCGGGTCAAAGACGGCGTGATCGTGGCTGAAACCAAGGATGAACTGAAGAAGCGGCTTGGGCGGTCACCTGACCGCGGTGACGCGATTGAGAATGCCTATCATGTCGCCAATATCTACGGCGGGCCGAAGTACCACATCGATGACGGCGAGGTCCCGGCGGCGCCGCAGGTGCAGACGGGCACCTATGACGCGTCAAACAACACCATGACCGTGCCCTTTGGCCCGTGGGCGCAGCGCCCGGGCCGGCGGAGGATAATGTGATGCCTGAATATGGCAAGCCTGTTGCCGGCCAGGCCGATGACCTGCAGCGCAATGCGGCGGCGCGCGAGGCCCTGCTGAAGAACCTGCAGGCCATGCGCACGGCCTCGATCAGGACGTCAAACAGCGAATCCGTGCGCTTGCGGGAACGGATTGAGTACGGCAATAGGTATTTTCGGGGGATATATGACCTTCCCAATCGCATCCGTGAGGGCGATTACCGCGACAGAGATGGTTATGAAGCAGTGAAAATGCATCAGGCACTGCTGACAGCAAACGACCCCAAGTATTCGTTTGAGCCGGTTGAGCCGTACGATGCCCCTATATCCAAGGACATCTCTACCGTTGACGCATTTCTTTGGGATCAGAAGCAGCTGGCGTTGCGCTGGTCCATGGCGGTGTTGGACTGCCTGCGTACCCCGGTTGGCTACATCATGCCTCGCATCACCAAGGGGAAAAGTGGTCTTTACGAACTGCAATATATCAATCCCAGCCCGGCTGATATTCTGGTTGAGGATTGGACCCAGTGGGACGTTGCCAAGCAGGGATACATCATCCACAGCTTCCTGATGAGCATTAAGGCGATTGAAGCAGAATGGCCGCAGCTCAAAGGAAAGCTGAACGCGGAATTGGAGAAAGATTCCAGCAGCCCGCAAAGCGCGCTGGGACAGGATTATTTCAAGATCGCGGGTGGCGATGGCGTGGTCAGCAAGAATGAGCATGCCCATATTCAGGCAATGCTTTCGGCCGGCAAGGCCATGGTTCACGAATATTGGTTGCCTGTTGGTGACAAATTCCACATCGCGTACGAAATCAATGGAAATCTGGCTGAGCACCGAACCGGCACCGATTATGAAGACTTTGCGCTGATCGCCTTGCGCAATGATATGGAGCCGGACCGGTTCCTTGGCACTAGTGACATTGATGTCAGCAAGGGCAACACGGATATCGTCACGCAGTTGACGCACTCACTTATGCGCAATGACGCCATGGTTACGGCCCCGCCTTTTGAGTTCGATGAGTCGACCGGGTATGACGCTGCCGATTACCAGAACGCATACCGCGGCGGGAACAAGGCAATCGGGTTGTCGCATGATCAGTATGAGGCTGGGCCGCGGTCACGCCAAGTCAAAATTATCCCCCAGCACGAAAACAAATTCCGTCTGATCGAGTATTTCCGTCAGCGCAACCAGCGGGTGCTCGACAATAGCGATTGGCTGAATGGGTCAGTTGGTTCAGGGCCTGACCCAGCGGTGAAAGTCGACCTGATGCAGAAGGCCGGTCTACATCGCATCAAGCAGCGGGCCAAGATGCTGGATTATGACGCCCTGTTCCGGCTGGGTAATTTCCAGAAATGGTTCATCCAGCGGAAGATGACCGCAAAGCAGATCATCCGGATCACCGGGGATACCAATCCGGACGGGTCGCCAAAGTTCTTTGAGTTCAACATACCAGTGGCGGGCGGTATTGAGGAACTCAACCAATTGATTGGAAAAGCGGAACAGAGCGAGAACGGAACCGTGCGGCCCGATGACAGCATTACCGATTTCACAGCTCAGGAACTGAAGGCATACAAGGAACTGTTCCTCAAACGGGTGTCCAAAGAAGGTGGCGTCGCCAAGCTGATGCTGCGGGACATGAGCGTCGGCAAATTCGATGTCATCACCAAGAACAGCGACACCCTGCCCTATAACAAGATGCAGCGGATGCAGAGCATCGCGTACTTGCAGAAAATCGGCGAGACGGCGCCGGGAGAGCCGCGCGAAGAGATGGGGTTGAGTATGTCCCCTGAAATCATCGAGAAGCTGCGGGCCAACGCCAATATCGTCCCGATCGAGCAGATCGCCATGCGCCTGGCGCAGGTTATGGGCGCGCAGGATGAGCAGCAGGCCCAACAGGTGATTGAGAACCCTGTGGTGACGGAATTGCTGGAATATATTCAGAGTTTGCAGAAGAAGATTTCGGTGTAATTCACGGAGGCGAACTCAATGAAGACCAGGGGAACAATCGAAAGCGAACTCGCGATACTGCGAACAAACGCCGACGAACTCACCGCCTTCACGGAACAATCGCTTGCGTACAGAGGAGGCCATTATGGCCAACGGACTACCTGAGGGCGCCGGCGGAGGCATGGCGGCGCTGTTCGGGATCAATCCCGGAGGTGATGGGGCAGGTGCTGGCGGGCAACCGCCGGAGCTTGTGTTGCCCCCGCTCCCGGGCAGCGAAGGCGGCGCCGCAGCTGGCGCCGCAGCGGCAGGCAGCAAGGAAGGTGGCAGTGAAAATGGCGGTTCAGGGCAGAAAGCCGGCGTTGCCGGATCTGCGAATGAACCGCCGGTGCATCTGTATCGCGGCAGGCATGGCAATTTGACGCAGCAAGAACTCGATGAACGCCTTGACCGCCAGCTGATGCATGACGACTACAGCCGAAAGACAACGGGTCATTCGGAAGCGGTCAAGCAGTTCACAACTCAAAAAGAGGCATTTCAGCAGCAGATGCAGGAAGTCGCTCCGCTACTCGAAGCTGTCCGCAAACTTCCTCCGGAAATCCAAGGGCAATTGCTCAAGGGCGATTACTCGACGATTTCCCGGGCGAACGAAACGGATGCACGGCTGGCGGAGCATCTGGCTGGTCTTCCCCCGGATGACCCCTCCCGTTTGGCCCATACCAGGGCGAGCACGCTGGAGAAGTTGATGGCGGAAAAGTCGCAGCAGGTCGAGCAGATGAAGGGGAACCTCGAATCAATGGCGGAAGTGATGTTCAACCTCGCCACCGATCGCGACCTTGACCTCGTCCAGCGCGACTTTGAGGCCCGCGGGGTGCAGTTTGACCGCGCGGCCGTCCGCAAGGCCATCGACGAATCCGGTGAGCCATATTCGGGCAATTTGGTCACGACAGTGGCCAAATCAATGCACGAACAGGCGATGCTTGCCGCCGCAGTTGAACGCGGTCGGCAGGAGGCGTTGAAGCAGCAGGGGGCGCTCAAGAAGGATGCGCTCCCGGCCCCGGGCAGTGGTACGGGTGCGCCTCAGAGCGTGGTAAAAACCGAGAAAGAACGGTTTGCTGAGGCTGGTCAGATTTTGGACAACTTGTATTCTGGCATGCTGTAAGGTGCCTGAGTGGAGAAGTAACAATGGCTGATACGATTACAGCACTGGACCTGATGCGTACGGCGATTGGTCAGGGTACGTGGGATCCGATCACGACCATGATCAACCAGAATTTCATCATGCCGGAAAGCATCGACATGGTCTACAACCAGAAGGTGTCGCCGATGCTGGCTTCGGTGGCGATGAACAACAGGGACCCCGAGACGGGCAGCATGGATCGGTTGCTGCATACCATTCCGCCCGGCGGCACGGCGATTACCTGGACCGCGACGGTCAAGAATCAGGAAGCGGACGATGTCAACGCCAACGGCCAGTTTACGCCGAAACCGGCGCTTGAGGACTGGAGCAAGCAGCTGTCTCTACCTTATGCGGCAATGATCGTGCAGATCAAGGACAGCGACTTCATCAACCAGGTGGTCGCGAATCAGGGCAGCACGGCCGCGATGCTTGAGTACAAAACGAAGTATCTCAAGCAGCATTCGATTGGTGTCACTGAGGGCCTCGCCCGGCGTTTCGCGGGCAATTCCCTCCAGTATTACGATGGGAATGACGGGACGATGAAGAACATGCCGACGACGTCGCTGTCCACGCCGATGCGCTGGTACGGGCTGGGCTGGGGTGCGTCGACGACTGACAACATCATCATGGGCGCCACGAACAATTACGCCGGTCTGTCGCGCACGGATAACCCGTTGTTCGCCGCCAATATGTTTGACTGCACCGGCACGAACACCTTTGGCAAGAACCTCGCCAAAGTGACGAGCATTAAGGACCTCACCCTGATGCACATTCTTTACGCCCACCTGAGCACGTACACGGGCAACGAATACTGCACGGATATGTGGTGTTCGCTGGAAGAGTACATGCGGTTCCAGAAGGAAGCGGAGGACCGGAAGATCATCAACCGTACGGATTCGCACCTGGACAAAGAGTTCGGGGACAAGTACGGATTTGACCACTTCCGGGTCACCCGCGGTCTGCGCATCGTGCTGGACCAGAAGTTCGCGCGCCCCGGCTACCTGCAGGCGTCGAACACGAAGTACACGAAGCCGGTCATGGTCCGTGGGTGGCAGCCGCATCTGTCGCCGCGGCAGTGGCAGGCATTCGGTGGCATTGGCATCCACTACCAGCAGTGGCAGTGTGTTGGCCAGGTCATCAGCGAAAATCCGCACCTGAATCTCAGCATCTTCGGGTACGAGGTGTAAAGGAGGAACTGACAATGCGCACAATTCACAAGGTTCTGATGGTGGCAGTGCTGCTGGCGGCCATGGTGGCGCCGGCGGCGGCGTTCCAGTCGACGACGTTTCCGGAGCCGAGGGCTGGCGGCAATGAGGTGGTATTTGCGGTCAATGCTGGGGGCGACAGCATCGCGGTTGGCGATTGGGTGCAGATTGCCCTCGGCAGCCAGGTGGCGACGAGTTTGAGCGGTCGGTACGACACCGGCGTGATGGTGGTCAAGGCACCGGCTACGGAGAACACCGGGACCATTCTTGGCGTTTCGCTCCAGGCGGCCGATACTGGCCAGTGGCTGACTGTTCTCACCCGTGGCTATACCACGGCCTACGTTGATGGCAGCGACACAAACACGGCGTCTGGCATCAGTGCGCGTGGTCGCATTTCCATCACGGACAAGGCGGGATTTGCCGGAAGCACGTTCTACATCGGTGGGGTTGTTACGACCGCTGCGGATCTGACATCCATGCAGACGGTTGGCTGGGTGTGTGAAGCGGTGACTACCTCGGAGACGACTGCGCTGCAGCCCGTCTACGTTGATTGCCGGTAGGGGGTGACCCATGGCGGCAGCAATTTCGAAGGAGCGTGACATCTACATCCCGGGCGTGGGGATCCGCATCCGCATCGCCAAGGTCGTGCTGAGCGGCGGGGCCGACAGCTACGACTGGGTAATTGGTGGTGACGTGCAGTTTGCCATCAATTCGGGCGCTGTGCAGGGCGCGGCGGACTGGGATACGACGGCTGGCACAGTGGCGTTTACCAGTTTGACGGCGAATTCAACGAATTACCTGTTCGCCATCACGTGGTGACAGGGAAGATGATCAAATTGGGGGGCGCGGATGTTATGAGCGCCGCGCTCCCCTTTTTAAAAGGATGACCGATGAACCTAACCGAAGCCGTCGTTGAGGTGCGGGATGCAATCCGTAACGGTCTTCCTGCCGGTGTCGTCACAGGCAATTGGGGCGACGACAAACTGAAACGCTACATCGCCAAGGCGGAGAAGCAGGCGTTCTATCTCGAACTGGATATCGACCGTACGCGATTCCGCAAGCAGGCAACCATCACCGTGACGGTTGCCCAGGAGCTGCAGACCCTGCCAACCGATTACATCAAATTTGGCGAATTGAAGCTGGCCGCTGATACCGGCGTGGCATATTTGCCGTACACATTCATAAGCTACGATATGCGCGACAATTACCTGATGCACACTCCCAGTGGCCGCGCCTGCTACGAATTCAGCCCGACGCAGATCGGGATATTGCCGGTGCCGGCTGTCGGGGACGCGTTTACCCTAACCTATCTCAGGCGCTACACGCCCATGGCGGTCCCGGTTGTCGGGCCCCCGGCAGTTACCGGGGCAAGCGATCTGCATGAACTGACCTTGGACGTGGTCATTCTCAAGGCCGCGCTGATGGCGCTGGCCGACCGTGGTGATGTGAATACGAATAGTACCGCCGGTTTGCTTGCCGAGGCGATAAATATGCTGCCGAAGATGAAGCGCCATTCGCGCGCGCCGCATGCCCTTGAACCGTATGGTTTGGGTAATCCGTTCGAACAACCGTTTATGTTCACCTGAGGAGGATGCAATGCGCACAATTATCGTGGTGATTATGATGTCGCTGGTGCTGGTGACGGCCGCTCAGGCCCTAGACCCGGTCCGCACATTACCGACTGACGGTAATGGGAACGTTCCGCCCCTTGTTTGGACGGGAACTGATTGGGCTTTGGATACCAGTGTGCGCAAGATTGATGGCGCAATTGTGTTTGATACGATTGCCGCGTCGTGTGTGAGTACGGAAATTCTCACCGACACTACCCTTGACGCGACGTTCGATACTTTTGCCTTCGGATCGACGTACAACTGGTACCAGGTGACGGTTGCTGATACCGATATTCTGGTTTCCCTGACCTATGCTGAAGCAGCGGCCGGCAAAGGAGATTACCAGCCAGCCAAAACGCTGTACCTGTACCCGTTCCGTGTTCCCACGCTGTGGATCCAGACGCGCAGCGGACTTGCCTGTAGCGGCGACTACATTGCTGTGCGCGGGATGCGCTGATGCGCTTTATCATCGATGCGCTGCTGTTGTTCTGTGGCGATGTCCCGCGCAACGAATACCGGGCAAGGTGCTAAATGGAAAAGGTCGGACACAGCAAAGCGTTCGAGCGCATCTTGATCTGGATTGCCATCGCCTTTGCCATATTCTGTCTCGCTGTCGAACCAACGCCATCGTTCGCTGACAATGGCAACCGTCAGAATATCCATGTTGACGATGCGCTGGGCAGCGACAGCAACAGCGGTTTGACTGAAACTGAGCCGGTAACTTCAAGCAACGGCTCGTGGCATCGTGTGGTTAATCTGGGGGTATTTGGCGCTGATACTGGCGTGGTGGCAAAGAATATCAACGATACGCCGACGGCTGAATGGGTTCGCCAGGCTATGCGTGAAAAGCCCGATCGCACAAATCGAAGTGATACGCGTGAAGTTATTCCCGGCCACGGTGAATTGCCGTATGAGGATATTGAAGAAAGCGAAATCGCCAATATGCGGGTTCGCCGCCGGTATGTATGGGAGACATTCATTGCCCCTAACGGACAGTTGGCTGAAAGAGTTATCGACGTTGTTGAAACCGTGGAGGCGTACTGATGCGTTACATTATCGCGATGATACTTGTGCTGTGTGCCGCTCCGTGTTTTGCCACAGCTGGTATTAATCTGTACGTTAGCGCCGGTGACACTCGCGCCCGCAATCTGCCTGCCTATGGCTACACTCCTGACAGCCCGGTAATCACCGTTACGTATGGCAAGACGAAGTTGGTTTCCACTGATACCAATTTCCCGGATACGATGTGGGTGTATGGATATTCCTGCACAGGAGACACATCAGACTACATGCAGGACTATGTCACGCTGTCTGACCAATATGTCAAATTTCGTGGTGTTTCCGTTGGATCTGATAGCCCTACCTTTGGTTCGTATTCAGGATACCGGTCGTGGTCAACTCCCATATTCAACTACGGCTCAAACTTCCTGACGTCTGGCAAAAAGGACGGTATCATTAGCATAGACGGGTTCGCATTCAGAAATATCAATATGGTCGTACCGTCGTCTTCGCACAACGCCGTGATACAGTGCCAGCCTACCGTTGGCACGGACAGCAAAGTCTTTTTGGATGTCCAAAACTGCTTGTTCTTCAACATCACCTATACTGGCGACACACTCAACGGCGTCATCGGGCACCGTGAATACGGCGGCGGAGTTGACGACACGAACAAGCGTGGTGTGGTGCGCATATATAACAGTTCATTCGTGAATGTGAACGCCGTTTATTGCCCCACCCCGCGCGACCTACCGGTGAATGTCTATGCTTACATCGACCACTGCACCGTGCGCAATGCCAAGTATATCGTCAACGGCTCAAACGCTGCCCTGAACGGAGGGAGCGACACGACAATTATCACCAATACCATTATCGACGGTTGCACCGAAGTATTCAATACAGGTAATGACGGGGCAATCGCTTCGACTTGTTACATTTCGTACACCGACACCTATAATTGTGGGATGGGTGATGCCCCGTCGATTGGTGTGGGAAACATCTCGATTCAGCCGACGTGGACGAATATGCTGACAGATACATACAGTACTCTGGCATATTTCAGTGATCCGATATCACTGACGACCGCAAGTAGCACCGGTGGGATCATTGGCGTATCGTGGGGATATTATGTCCCTGTTTCTGTGATTGGCGAACATCGGCGCGAATCAATGGTTAACACCTTCCGCCGGCTGCTGTGGAGGAATAGGTAATGACCTTCAAGCGTACAAACCACGGTGGCATTGAATGGAACATCGAGTGTGACAAGTTGGGGCTGGTAACCATTGATGATCCGATCAGCGTTGACCTGACCGCGGCGATGCGCCTGTCGAATATCAGGCTGCGTGACGGTGTCCTGTCGCGCCGGCCCGGCTCGCGCTTTGCCAGTGACTATGTGTTCCCCGGCCGCTGCGCAGGCATTCACCAGGCGTATCCATCGACCGGTGATGCCGCCGACCGCCTGTATGCGGCTTGCAAAAGCACTATGATCCGTTTCAGCGGCACGGTGCCGACACTCACGGCCAACGCGATGACGTTCCCGAGCGGTATGACCTGGTCAGCAGCCACGAAACGAGTGTGCTTTGTCGATTGGGATGACAAGGTATTCGCCTTCAACGGTATCGATTGTGGAATGACGCTGCGCAGCGACAGCCTGAATGACATGCACACCTTCATGCTGGCAAAGCCGGCGGCCCCGGTGGCGTCATCGGCAGGAACGGGTTCCGTCACCGGGAAATACAGGTATAAGACGCGCGAGGTGCGCGAGGTCAACGCCGAACTGCGCGAATATTACGGGGCCATGTCGGCCGCCAGCAACCAGATCGATGTGACGGCCGAGAACATCAACCTTGCTTATGCCGTGCCGACCGATCCGCAAACGAACGCGGTCAATGTATACCGAACTTCCGATGATGGCGGCGCTTACTTCTTCCACGACCGCATCACTGCACCGTTCACCGGGACCTATGTTGACAGCGTCGCCGCCACCGATCAAACGCACATGGACCCGAACGTCATCGATCGCATTGTCGGGCCGAAATGGGCGTGCAAGCATGACGGGGTACTGATTATTCTCGGCACTGCGGCTGAGGATGACCGGTTGTTCTGGTCGGTTGCGGAACATCCGCAGGAATTCGACCCGAGCAATGCCGGTTTCTTCAAGGACGGGCACGGCCGAACGATGGGCTGCAACACAGTCAACAACAGCGTGGTGACCTTCAAGGAATCGGGGGTAGCGTACTACCGCCGGAACAGCGCGCAGGGCTACGATCAGGTGGCGTTTTACGGCGCGTTCGGGACATGCTCGCCGGGCTCGATCAAGGAAGTGGCTATATCCCGCGGATCATATCTGACGTTCTGGGACCCGCGCGAGGGCCTGTGCGTCTGCGACGGCATCAATCCGCCGCAATCGTTGAAGAAGACGAAGCGCGGCAGCGATATTCTGAATATCATCAAAAAGGAAATCAGGAAATCGTCGATTGAGGACATCAGCATATGCGTGCACGACAATTACATCGTGGTCTCGTACAACGCGGCCGATGCGGATGACTCGTACAACAATAACGCAGTGCTGTATGACATCGAAAAGGATGTGTTTGTTGGCCCGGATTACGGCTACAGCGCGGGCCCGATGATCTCCCGCGATATCAACTACGGCGCTTCGGGCGAGGGTGAGTTGTTTACCCTGACGGACTCCGCGGCGCCGCGCCTGGTGCAGCTCTTTTACCAGTCGGTTGACACGGATGCGATCGTGGCCGCTCCCGGCACGCAGTTCATCGAATATTGGTGGCTGATGGGGAAGATTGGGGCAAAGTCCATCAACGAGATATTCGAGTATACCCAGCTCAGCATGGTGGCGAAGCTTCAGGACCGCATAACGGTGACCTGCGATACCTACAACGGGAACACTCAGAGCGGGGTCATTGACGGCATCTCGACCAACATCGCCATATTCGACGAGTCGCTTTTTGATGACGGGTCGGTGTTTGGTGATTTCTCGTTTTACAGCTATTCCCTGACCTTCGGTGAGGAGAATCAGGGGTTTTGGACACAGCTGCAGGTGAAGGACGCGACGAATAACTATCTGGGTATTGCCGCGGTGACACTATACGGAATTGCGAGGGGGTATCAGTGATGAAGAACGAGCGGACAGTGCGCGCCATCAGCATCGGTATTGCGCGGTTGTTGGGTGTGGTGGTGGCATTAGGTACGATTTCTGTCTACCACGCCTTGGCTGACCCGGTGACTACCCCGTGGGTGTTCAGTCCCGGACAGTCGGTGTCGTCGTCGAAATTTAACGACAATTTTGACGCCCATCAGCTCGGCATCAACAGTGTCGCCAGCAGCCAGATTGAGGACAGCACAGTGCTTGGCACTGACATCGCGCAGCACACCATCACGCAGGACAATATGGGGTATCACAGTGTCGGATCGTACGCCATGGACAGCGGCGCGATCAGTAGTGATACGATGTTTGCTCCGGCATTCACTTTTCCCACGTCACGACTTGTTTCACAGTCTGACACCTCACAAAACTTCGTGAAGATGGTCAACGGACGGTATCTTGGTGATGGAACTGACACGCGTACCATTTACTGCACGCAGCAGGGTGCCGGCCACGTACAAGGAGGGGCAAAGATCAATTTCACGGTGACGAGGGTTGTGGTCTACAGCAATTACCATGCAACCTCTCCTGGCGGCAGCGATGGTTCGTTTTTTTTGGCTATGGATTGTCTTCCTGACAGCGTGATCGTCAGCACCAGTAACGAGGCCCCGAGTTATGAGGAATATTTCAGCATGGTCGCCTTGAATGGATCTGGTTTGACGTGGGATCCCGGAACGTACGCAACATTGGTTAACAACAGTGACAGCCATGGGTTTCGGGTGAGGGATAATACTGGCGGACTGACCACGGCAAATAGCGCTGGTTACCTCTATATGTGGACAGCGTGGGGCTACTGATGGCTGACATCACTGGGAACACGCTGGCCGACATGAACCACCGGGACGCACTGATTGAGGTCAGCGTTGCGACCAGTGAGGTGGACAACCCGTCAGGGACGCGCCGGGCGATCGCGGTCAACCACAAGCTGAAGCGGCGGCCGTTCGGGTACATTCCGGGCAAGCACCTGCCCAGCGGCGCGCCGGGCGCCTGCTACCACATACTGGCGGATGAAGAGAAGTGGAACGATACGCAGATTCTGCTGCGGTTCAGCGCGGCCGGCAAATACTACATCGAGGTGATCTGATGGGATTCCTGAAAAGCATTAAAAAAGCGCTGTTCGGAAAAAAAGAAGAAGCGAACTGGGACGCGTCGAACGCGGCGATGGATGCCCAGAATCAGGCCATCGGCGATTATGCCGGGTTCCAGCCCCCGCGCGAGGCGTACACCACGGAAGGCATCAAGCGCGGGGTGCTCGATGTCACGCGCACGCAGGTCGGCAATCAGGCCAAGGCGGCGCGGTCGAATTTCCTGAATAGGTTCGGGTCCCGGCTTGGTAAGTCCGGGACTGCCATCGCGGCGGCGTCGGAGCTTGAGGAAAACGTTGCCGGTAGCGCGCTCGACCGCATTCTGGGGGCAAAGGTCGAGCTGGCGAATCAGGACCTCGCCCTGCAGCGCGAGTACGCCGGGACGCGGATGAACCAGTTGTCGAATGTCGCCAGCATGCGCGGGAATTACGCCGGCGCGGTCACCTCGCGCGACATGGCCGACTTCCAAACCCGCAAGGCGGGCGAGGACAAGGGGCTGCTGTCCACATTCATCGCGCCGCTGGCGGGTAAGGTTGCCGGCGCATGGCTGGGGAAAAAGTATTTCGACGATGCAGCCGAATCTGGCAAAAATACCAGCGCGCGGCGCATTCTGGTGGGCGAGAACTTGAAGGGCAGCGACCGCGGCCGGCAGAATCCGGAGGTGGTCTCGAACCCCACCGGGGCCCCGCTGGTGATTAAGCCGGTGCGCGGCAAGGCGCTGGACCGGTTCCGGAAGAGCGCCAAGCGGCGCGCGGCGTAGGGGGATCACATGGCCATCAATTGGGGTGAGGTGGGGGCCGGGGCGTTCGCCGGCGTCCAGCAGGGCGAGGAAATAGCGTGGAAGTCGTTCCAGGCGTCGATGCAGCGCAAGGAACAGGCCCGGCTCGAGCGGCAGACGGCGATTGCCGAGGCGGAAAACGCCCGGAAACAGCAGGAATTTGACTTAACCGGTCCAATTCGTCAGTTGGTGGTCGAAAACCAGACCGCCAGCATGCAGGCCGGCCAGCGGCGCGCGGCGGCGCGTGCCGTCACCGACTTCTCGCAGCGCTTCAACCCCAACGGAGTGGATGTTTCACTGGATTTGATGACGATTGGCGCGCCCGGGGCGGCGCCGAATGGTGCTGCAGCAGCAGCCGGCGCGCCCGTAGCGCGCGCGATCGAGCCGGGCCAGCCGGTGCCGCGCCCGGCCCCTGCCGCGCCCCCTGCAGCCGTGCGGCCCGCGCCGCCGCCGGTTTCCGCGCCAGCCCCTGCCGTGCGCACCGCGCCGGCTGCGGCAGGCGCTCCGCCGGCGCCAGCCCCGCGCTCTGCGTCGGGTATCCCGGTAATCCAGCTGCGCGGCGGCGGCGGCCAGGGCGAGGCCGGCGGTCCCCCGGAACTGCCAACCTTCCAAGCCAACGACAGTCGGCTTGTGCACCAGATGATCATGGATATCCCCGGCCTGACCGGATCGTCCTTTGCCCGCCAGCGCGAGCTGTACGCCAAACTGGGCGGCGAGGCCGTCAACGGCCCGTACCGCGGTTCCACACAGCAGAACCTGTGGATGCGCGGCCATATCGTCAGCAACAGCTACCAGCAGGCCCTGCAGCAGGAATCCGGCGGCCAAGGACCTGCCGCCCCGGCTCCGGCGGCGGCGCCGGCGGAAGCAGCAGCCCCTGCCGCGCCCGCCCCGGCAGCGGTTGCCATGCCGGAAAATGAGTTTTACTACCCGCCGGCGCCGATGGCCGGAAGTTTGGCGGAGGGATTGGTTGACCTGTCGGCCGCGCCGCCGGGGACCGTGCCAGCGCAGGAGCCGCCGGCCGCGCCTGATGGCCGCGCCCCGGAGATCCCGGACAGCATATACCGGCAGGACCTCTACCGCGGGATGCTGGACCAGAAGCGCCAGTTCGAACAGGATCAGCAGGAGTGGGAGCAGCAGCGTCAACAGGCGGAGCAGGATGATTTTCGCTCGCGATACCCGGAATATGCCATGAGTATATCGGTGGGAGGGCTCAATATTGACATCCAATCATTTGAAGAAGCGGTGCAGCAGCATTACAAAACATTGCAGCTCGCCGCACAGACCAACACAATTTTGAGTAATACCGATTTGCTCATGTCGGCGCAAGGATATCGTAAAGTTAAAGTGTCGCGTGACGGTTCTATTACCTATGAAAATAGCGAAGGGAATCAAATCGGGATGAATGATAATGATTATCGTTTGCTCGATACGGTACAACAGGAATACGGTGTTGAAGACCAGCAAACTGGACGATTGGCTGGGCAAGTGCCATTTTCTGTCTATCAAATGTTGGTGTCACAAGTTGGTAATCTGCCAGGCTTGGTTCGATATGAACTTGACCCTATCACAAAAATACCTGTTATTGGCGACGATGGTAGGCCAAGATTATTATTTGTTAATGGAGATGTTATGTTGGATGTGGAGGCATTAGCGGCAACGTCGGCGCGTGGAAGACAACTCCGTGAAAATAACCAGAGGTCAGTTACATCGAGTATTTCCGCTGAACTTGGCCGGTTCCGTGACGAACAGCCGCCCGATAATTTACTGCAGCAGCTTGCGCAACGGCACAACACAGCGTTCCCTGACAATGAGTGGACAAAGGATGACATACTTGCGCAGTGGAACGGGATGGTTATCAGTACGGAAGAACGTCGGGTAATGGATCAAGCCAAGCAAAATGCCGCATATCAGCGATCAGTTAATCTGGCGCAGCTCAGAGATTCCATTCGGGATGAAAATGTGGTACAGCAACATGACTTCCAGCGCAGTATGCAGGATTTGCGCTCGGCGGGCCGGGCAAGCGGATCGGTTGTACGTTCGAGAACGGGACGTCCGGAAGTGAATTATGATGAGTATTATCGGACCCGTGAGAATATTGAGGCGTTGGTCGGTCGGGTTGATCATTATGCGAACGTTGATGAAAGAGGGAGATGGGATGGAACGATAAACGATCAGGCCCCGATCTATTTGCAGGAAATATGGAATACCCCGGAGATCCAGCGGGCGCTCATACGCTACACCGAACGCGACGGTAGCCGCCATTCAATGGCCACTGCCAATCCCGGTAACGCGGTGATACTGGACGAGGTGCGGACTGTTTTGGCGCGCTATCTGCCAAATAGCCTGTTCAATGCCCCAGCTGGGAGCGGGCGCGGCGCGCGGGGCGCGGCGGCGGGCACGTCAGCGGCCGCCAGTCAGGCGGCGCTGGCCGCGATGGGGCTCTGACATGGCGCTTGACCAGGCGCGCCTGCAGCGCGGCTACGAGGCATTCAGCAACGTCTACCGCGAGCGCGGCGAGGAACCGCCGTCGTTCGATCAGTTCTCAGCCCGATTCCAGAACGCCGCCCCGCCCGCGCCTGCGGCACCACCGGAGGCGGCCGCGCGCCCGGTCAGCGACGTTGCCCGGCTGGCTGGCGAGGCGGCGGACCGGCATGGCGTCGATGCCCGGCTGGTTGGCGCGGTCATCCTGCAGGAGAGCGGCGGCCGGCATTATGCCGATCGCGGGCGGGTCCTGACCTCGCCAGCCGGCGCGCGCGGGCTGATGCAGCTCATGCCCGGCACCGCGCGGGGTCTCGGGGTTGACCCGGACGACCTTGCCCAGAACATTGACGGCGGGGTGCGCTACCTGCGCCAGCAGCTCGATACCTTCCACGGCGATGTCCCCAAGGCCGTGGCGGCGTACAACGCCGGCCCGGGCAATGTGGAGAAGTACCGCGGCATCCCCCCGTTCCACGAAACGATCAATTACGTGCGGAACGTGATGTCCACATACCGCCGCGTGACCGGTGAAACCAGTGGTGGCGGCGGGCAGGCGGCCGTCCCCGCGCCGGCCACCGCCGACTTCACAGCGCCGGCCGCCGAGGCGGCCCCGCGCACGCGCACTTTCACCGTGGCCGGTTATCACGCGATACAGCGCGGTGACACGCTTGGCGCCATTGCCGCGCGCTACGGTTCCACGGTGCAGGATATGGCCGATCTGAACCAGATTCCCGACCCGAACCGCATCAATGTCGGGCAGTCGTTGATGATCCCGGGCGGCCAGGGTGGCCCGCGGCGGCAGCCCCAGCGGCAGGTTACGGTACCACTCACCACGGGTCAGCGATTTGCCTATGGCAATGAGGCCCCTGGGACCATGGCGCGTGATCAGCGAGCGCGGGAAAACGTTGATATTGCGGTGCGCGCGGCAGCTGAGGCAGAGATGCCATCACTGGGGGCAACTGTCGCGGAACCGTATATTGACGCATTTCGCGATGTGGCCGCCGGCAGCGGTCAAGCCGGGCAAACGGCCGCGGGTGCTGTCGAATGGGCGGGTAATCGGCTTGGGTTATCACCTGAAGATTGGGATATTGTCCGCCGGGTACGGAGAAACAGTGAAGATCTGATCAGCGTCGCTCCGCAAAACCCGACCTTGGCTGACAAATTCATCATGAATTTGCCGCTGACGATGGCCATGATGGCAATACCGATCGGTGGAGCCGGCGCGGCGGCGCGCGTCGCCACGTCATTTGGTGCTGGCGCAATAACTGCGGGGCTGGCCGGCGCCACAGTAGGACCGGCTCTTGGCCGCCTATTCGAATCAGTGACCGAAGCTGGCGACACCTACAATGAGGCGTTGCGAAGTGGTATGACGAAGGAACAGGCATCGGAGGCGGCACGAAACACCTATACCGGAAACATGCGTTTGTATGGCCTTGATGTGGCCGAATTCGCCACGGCCTTTGCCGGGAGCGTTGCACCGCAGTTACGCGTGCTCAATGGGCTGAGCAAGATATCGCGCGCTGACCGGGCCATGATCGGGGTGGCCCGCTTTGTCACCAGTGCCGGTCTCGAAGGAATGGAAGAGGTCGAACAATACCGGATTCAAAGTGAATCGTTGGGCCAGCGAGAAAATGCTGCTGACCGGCGCGAATCATTCATTCTCGGGGCGCTCACGGGTGGCGTATTCAGCACGGTTGGTGCGGTCCATGAGGCGCTGCAACGTAATCCACAAAGCATCACTGACGCATTTACTGAAGGAAATCAGCCGTTTATCCCGCCACCGTCCTCAGGTGATGGCGTTACTGTCGGCACCATGGGAACCAGCTACGGGCGATCACAGCAGGCAGCCCCACCCGCGGCCCCTGGCGCGGCGGCGGTGACCGATCTGCGCACCGCCCCGGCCACGGATGAGCAGCGGATCGCCCTGCGGGAGATTGGCCGTCAGGATCTGGAAATTGACGGGATGAGCAGGGCTGAGGCGGGCGCGATCATCACCCGGCAGATGGACCAGCCGACCGCGCACACTTTGAAAAATCAGGCCGAAATTGAAAATTCACGGCCGCAGGTTTCAGAAATTGCAACGCCACAAAATGCGAGTGAAGACGATATTAATGAGCGAATGACGCGTTGGGTTCGTCGGGCTGCGCTTGAGGCTGGCGGCAAGGCCACGCTGCAGGATATCGCTGCAGAAGGGCTTACACCCAACCAGGTGAGCGGATCATTTTGGCGGGATACTTTCTACCAGTTGCCGCGTGAACAACAGCGGTGGTTCTGGAAAAATGTCGCAACTTCCTTGGGCGACAGCACCATGCCAATCCCGACCATAGACAATCCGGTTGTTGTTGGTACTCAGCATGGTAAACCAATTATGGCGGTCAGCCCGGCGGAGGCAGCAGAATTTGCCGGGATCGGTGATAGGGTCGAGTTTCTACAGGGTGAGGAACGCGGATATGTTGCCTTGTTGTATGAGGCAAATAAGAAAATTTCGCAGGGAATGCAACGTGAAACGGAAACCGCCAGTATAACCAGACAGGTAGAATCGCCAAGCCCTGACCGTGAAAGCACAGTTCAGCAACTGACTGCGGAAGAAAACACGACAATCACCGAAACGAACGATTTGCGTGCACTCGAACAGATGCGCGAAGCTGCGGCGCAGGGAAACCTACAGTATCATGTCGATGCGATTGATAAACAAATTAGCACGCTTCGAAACCAGTATGCGGTAAATGATTTTATTGATTACGTGTCAAGAGTTTTAGATAACAGCAATAAAACTCCGAAGATTATAGGCAAAGTGAAGGACACCGAAGCTGCGCGTATCAAAGAAATTTCCGGGGTAGATGTTTCCGGATTATCCCATGAGATTCGACCCGATTACATAAAGCACATGCTCAATGAGCATGGTGACTCGGTTAAAGAGGCTAAACGCGGTCAGTTGCCAGTAACAAGGGATGACATTACGCGCATACCTGAAATTCTCGATTCATACGATAAAATAATTCCAGGGAAGAAGGGGAATAATCCCTCAGTCGTCTACGTGAAAAAGTTCAACGGAACAACGTATTACGTGGAACGGATCATCAGTAATCCGAAAAACAAAAAACCAAGAATGAGTGGCGTGACGATGTACAAAAAGCCCACGCCATCCGACGGGAACAATGCCGTTTCCGGCTCTGTTCATACGCCCAAAGCAGCCGCAGGCGGGGCTACCAGAAGTATACCACAGGTCGGCGAAAAGTCAACAGGATCGGTGTCCCCGGCCGCACCGCGTTCGGGGAATAAATTCAGTAGTGAACGCGGGGCGATCAATCCCGACCTGCTGGTTCCGCCACCAGTGCGCCGCGCGGTCGAGGCGATCCGTGACGGGGTGGGGAGTGTACGCGACCACGTGTTTGAGATCGGAAAATCGGCGTATCTGGCCGGCAAGCGGACCTTCCAGCCATTCATGCAGCAGATGCGGCAGTGGCTGGGCGATCAATGGGCGAAGGCGGGAAAGTACGCCAGCGCCGCCTATTCGAACGCGCACCGGTGGTATCAGGTGTACGCCAAGCAGTTTGTTTTTGATGAAAGCGGCGAATTCACGCCAGAAAACAAAATCACCCCGGAACAGCGTTTTAACTCGCTGGATGACGAGCAGAAAGCGCGGGTCGAGCAATTCCGTGCGCTACTCAGCAAACGTTCTTCCGCGAACGGCAAGACCGATCAATCGCGCGCGGCTGCGGGGACGGCTCAGACCGTTCCGGCGGTGGGCCGGCCATTTGGCCCAGAGGGCCAGCCGCGTAATCAGACGAAGCGCGAGCAGATGGATGAACAATATGCCATGATCGCCGACCCGGCAAAACGCAAGGAGATAAACCGACAGGTCCAGGAGGCGCAGAAGGATACTGTGCCGGTGGCTATCAGCATGGCCGGCCGGTTGCTGAATCCAATACTTACCCCGATATCTTCGACGCTGCGCCGGATAAACACCGAACTATTTTCAGCACTCCGCAAGTTTGAATACGGTGTGGTGCAAAATATCAAGCGGCGCGCGGAGGCGGTAGCCCCTTTCCTTGATGCCATGCGCAAGATGGATGTTCTTGATTACCAGGCGATGGACTTGGCGTTGAAGAACCGCGATGTCGACAAAATTGACCAACTGGTGAAGAAGTACGGTATCCGGGACAAATACCTTGCCTATCGCGCGGTATGGAATGAGATATTCGCGGAGGCGGAGGCGGCCGGGTTCGATGTGAGCTTTCTCGAACAATTTTCGCCGCGGCGGATAAAAGATTACGAGGGGTTGTTGAATGCCCTTATGGATACGGAGGCATTCGGCCGCATTACGGAGGCGCTGGGCAGGGCTATGGCGCGCAATCCGAACCTGACGCAGGAGGAAAAAGGGGAGATTGTCAACGCCGTGATTCGCGGCTACGGCCAGAACGGCCGGCTGGCGCTGGCGGAGCCGGGCGCGCTGAAAACCCGGTATGTGGATACTATCACCCTCGACCTGAACAGCTACTACTACGACACGCCGACGGCGGCGCTGAAGTACATCGAGGATGTCACCGAAGCCATCGAGGCGCGGCGGTTCTTCGGCAAGTCGGCGCAGACGGAAGGGACACGGGTTAACGTCGGGAGCAGCGTCGGCATACTGGTACTCGACCTGATTGAAAAGGGCAAAATCAATTCACACCAGCAGAATGAAGTTGCCGACGCGCTGCAGGCGCGGTTCGGTTTCATCAAAACTGACCCCGGCGTTGCCAAGCTGAAAACGATCAATTATTTTATGACCATCGGCAGCGTGATTTCAACAATCACCCAATTGCAGGATTTGTCCTACAGCCTGTACAGCAACGGCACGTTTCGCACGGTCACCGCATTGGCCAAGGCGATAAGCAAGAAAAGCGAGATGACCGCAGTTGACCTTGGCATTGAAAAGCCGTGGGAGGAAATGGCGGACTCCGGCAAGCTCGGGCAATGGCTTGACCGGCTGCTGACCGCCACTGGCTTCAATAAGCTCGACCTGTTGGGCAAGGAAACGCTGATCAACAGCACGCTGACGAAACTGCGTGCGGAAGCGCAGGCGGGCCGCTTCGGCGCCAAATCGCAGCGCCTGTTGGATGCCGTGTTTGGTGAAGATCAGCGGGCCGTAATTAATGACCTGGCTGCCGGCCGGACCACTGATGACGTGAAACTGCTGATGTTCAACCATCTGCTGGACTTCCAGCCGCTGGCGAAGTCAGAGATGCCTATCCGGTACCTGAATCACCCACAGGGCCGCATATTTTACCAGTTAAAAACCTACACGATTAAGCAGCTTGATGTGTTCAGGCGGGAGGGCCTTGACCTGATCGCGGAAGGTTCGCGCACGAACGACCGTGTGAAGGTGAAACAGGGGATCGCCAATCTCGGGCACCTGGCATTTGTGATGATGTTATGCGGTATGGGTACGGACTGGATTAAAGACTGGTTGCTTGGGCGCGATCAGGACCTGTCAGACTATGTGATTGATAATTTCGTCAGGTTGGTCGGCATTAACCGGTACATGGTCAATCAGTTGCGGACAGATGGCCCGGTCATGGTCATGGCCAAGCTGGCGTTACCGCCGTTTCCCCTGCTTGAACTGCCGGCGCGGGATATTTCATCCATCACCCCGGCAATCAAGGCTGATATCGACGTCATGGCTGGTAAGTTCGATTTTTCCCGTACCGGTGAGAGTTTTGCTGAAAAATGGGACAAGTTCCGGGTGGTCAATATGCAGTCATGGCAGACCATCCCCTATTTCGGGAAGTTGTACTACTGGTGGTTTGGCGGCGGGGCGGCACGCACTGAGAAAAAAGCGGAACTGGAATCACGAAGGGAAGAGACAGCAGCCAAGCAGGAGGCCCGCGCGGAGGTCATGCAGGGCCTGCGGGCAGGGCGCGCCATGAGCACGGAGATCGCCGCGGCGCGCGCGGCCGGGTACATCCCCCGCGGGACCAGTGACGAAGAACTGCGCGCGGAGGCGGCCATGCCGGAAGCGGCGGTCAAGGTGAAGCATATGACCGTTGACCGAGCCATGGCCTACTGGGCGGAGGCGGACGAGACCACGAAGAAACAGGTGGCGGACGTGCTCAATAAGAAACTGGAAAACGCTGACCTTACCGAAGCGGAGCGGAAGTGGTATGCGGAGATGATGGGCAGTTATTACCAGCGCAGCGCCCTGTCGCGGTTCCGTGGCGCGCGCAGCGGTGCCGCCAGCAGATTCAGGACCACCGACCGCCGCCGGCAGCAGTCGTCGCGGTTCCGCAGCAGTGGCGATTGAACGTAAAACCCGCCCCCTATACCGGGGGCGTGACTAAAAATGGAAGGGGTAACGATATGCTGAAGCCATTTTGTGACGGGATTTGCGGGCATGAGATCAAGCAGGGGGAAATTATCCATAAGGTCGTGCTGATGGTCAACGAACGCCCGGTATTTGCCGGGATCTTCTGCGATTCATGCCATCACCACAATGAACTGCCGGTCCGGTCGTTCGTGAAGCGCATGACGGCGCAGGCGGGTGGGCAGAACGTGCAGGGCGTGGACAGCGCGCCGGCGGAGCCCAGCCGGATCATCTTGCCCGGGGGTGCGTGATGGGGCCGAAAGGAAGCTGCGAAGACGGCGAACACTGCGCCGACCACCTCAAAGCTGAGGCGGACCGCGCTGTGCTGCAGGAAACGGTGAAAACACTGTGCGCGCAGATTAGCAAGCATGTCGAGAGCAATCAGGAACTGCTGCCGAAGCTCTACGAAATGATGGCCGAGGTGAAGCAGGCGCGGATCGACAACGCGCGGCATGAAGCCGAACTGACGGCTCACAAGGAATCGACCGACCGCCGGCTGCAGGAACTGGAAAGGTTTCGGATCAAGATCATCACGGCGGCAACGATTGGCGGGCTGGTTGGCGGGGCCGGCGCCCAGCCGCTGTTCAAGGCCATGGCGGCCGCGCTGGGGGCCGGGGGATGAGCGAATCGGCGGCACGCCTGGCGGATGTGCTGTATGGGGTCTACCAGAGCTACGCGGTTCGAATTGGGGTGCCGGCCCCGCCCGGGCTGGCGGCGGCTGACCAGATTGTGCAAAAGGTGGTGAAACTGCTGGCAACGACGGCAGATACTATGCTCCGCACATTGGCGGAGAAGGGGAGGATTTGAACATGAGCAAGAAAATGACGATTTGCGTTGACGCCGGGCACGGCGGCGGCGATCCGGGCGCGGTTGGCCGGGTGAAAGAGAAGGACGCCAACCTGATCGTGGCCATGGCGCTGCGCGAACTGCTGTGGAAGGACGGCCACCAGGTGGTGATGACCCGCCACGCGGACAACACGGTGGCCCTGATGGAGCGGGCGCATGTCGCCAACCTGTCGCGGACCGACCTGTTTATCTCGATCCACCACAATGCGGGCGGCGGGGACGGCTGGGAGGCCATCCACAGCGTATTCCACGGGGAAGGCAAGTCGCTGGCGGAGTGTATCGGGGCGGAGTTCAGCAAAACGCAGAACCCCCATGGCGTGAGCCCGATTTACGACAAGAAAGGCACCCACGGCGGCGACTTCTTCACGGTCATTTCCGAGACCAAAATGCCGGCCATCATCCTCGAATATGCGTTTGTGGACAGCAAGGACGCGGCGGCGATCGACTCGGAAGCGGAACTGAAGGGCGAAGCGAAGGCCATCGCGGCCGGCGTGCGGGCCTATATGGTCATGCTGCAGGCGGCGGAGCGCGAGCAGGCGGTGAAGGATCGCAACTCACATAGCCCGGTTTCCAAGGGTCTGGCCGAATTCACGGAGACGGCGACGCCCGCCGCGGTTGTTGCTGGTGAATCCGTGGCGAGCA